GTGTCTGCGGTTATAGTGACCGCTTTTACATCTGATCTAGCCATAAGTTACCCCTTAAATAATACCTGTAAGGTTAATTAGTGAGTAGTCAGTCGTTACGTTAACAATCATAACTGTACCAATCACTTGTATTACATCACCAGCGGCTGGTCCAACTGCACCTGGTGCGCCTAAAGGTACTGCGTGATTACCTACGACCAATGTTCCTGAAGTTAATACAGCTTGTGGACCTGATACTGCAAACCAACCATATGCACTTGCTGCCATATCAACAACAGTTACACCTAGTGTAGCACCTGTGGTTGTAGCGGCTTGAACAATTTGCGCACTGCGTGGATCAGGAATTAATGTAATTCTTGAAGATGTTGTTATTGCAGTTGCTAAATCATCATAACAAGTAATGACTATTGATGGGTCTGCTGAATGGTCATGTGCTGGGTTAGATTTAATTCTAAGCATCTGACCTTCACCTGCTGCATCATTGACATAAAGGTATCCATTAGCGTATTGATTTAGCGTAATGTCTGTACCTGCGGTTTCAACTGAAATTGCAGTTTCACCAGCAGCGACGCCTGCAGTTGGTGTTAAATCAAAGTGATGTGCTATAGAAGCAGCGTGAGTTACGCATTTACCTGCTGTAACGGCTGTTGCTGCTAATCGACCATAAGAAAAAACAGTATTACCGTAAAGTAATCTACTGCCTAGTGGAAATAATTGAGTAAGCCCTGAAGTGAAAGGGTCAACTGTTCCATATTGGCTTCCGCCTTTACCTACAATAAAATCAGCTGGTCCATATCCAGTTGCTGCAACATATTGAGTATGTCCACCAGCATCTGTAAAGATATTACCATCTGAATTAATTACTAAACCATCGGTGATAGCTCCCGTTGCTGCTGTTACATCAATAGTTTTAAAACCATTTTCGGACCTGACTGGTCCATTAAAAGTTGAATTTGCCATAATTTCCTCCTACGGAAATAAGTTCTATCATCTTGGCTTGTCTGCTAGGTCAGTTGATAAAACAATTAAAAATATCCTAGAAATTCATTGTATACCATACTTCATAAAAAAGAAAGGGAGCCGAAGCTCCCTGTCCAATATAGCTTGTTAGCTATGTTACGCGCCTGGAGATCCGTAGATTCCACGCCAGTCACTAAAGCCGAAAGAATATCTCTCTCTAGCTTTGTATCTAACATTACCAGTTTCGAAGTCGCCTTCCATACCAGTAGCCATCGCAGATCTTTCGAAATGCTTCAGACCGTTAGGTGCATCTGTCTTAATGAAAAATGCGTCTGTGTCAGTTAAGTAATGGTTAACAACATAACCTTCTGGCAACATTCCCATGTTTTTCATGGCATTGATGTCATTGTCGGATGTGCTAACTCGTCCAGGACTGTTTAATATTCTATCAGCTACAAATTGAAGCTGAGGAGGAATTATCAGTTTCCTAGCCTGTACATTAACCTTGATGCCTCTTTCGTCTTTAAACTGAGAGATATCAATTAACGCATTTTCTAACGAAGTTTCGTTAAGATCAGCAGCAGTACTAGGCTCATTAGACAAATCACCAGCTGTTAAAGTTGGGTGATCTGTTGTCATGAGAGGTTTCGCGTCTCCTCCTGGGAAGGACGTTGAAAAACCATTATTAAGTACGTTTGCAGCTTTTACTTGCTTCGTAGTTGCCATAGATCTTGCTAGTGCTCGTGTATAACGTGAAGAAAGAGTATCGTAGAGATTATCTTCGATAGCTTCTTCTGTTAACGCGAAAGCAAGTGCTATAGTTTCGTGGGTGTAACGAGACGTGAACGTTTCTTGTGCTGTATCATAAGTCACAGCTGCACCTTCCCCTTTGGTAGGAGCTTGTGCGAAACCAGATAACATTACCTCTTCTTCAAACGCTCGGTCGGAAGATTCGGTGTCAAAGATTTCAGAATGTTCATTTTCGTAACGATTATACTCAAGACCAAAAAGTGCATTCAGTCCAGGCTCGAGTTCCTTTACTAGCTGGGCTCTATTAATTGCCATTTCTAATTACCTTTTTAGTTATTGCCGAATGCAGAAGTAGGGAATATTACATACATTCTAGCGTATTGACCAATAGAGTTATCGGGTCTGTCTACAAACCCTACTACTGTCGCAATACCACTAGAAGTTGTTGCAGTAACGCCTTCTTTTGATCGACCAGTTGATGTTGAACCCGCAGTTGTCGAAATCGTATTGGTTGTACCGATCGTCGCTTGCGTAGGAGTTGCAGTTCCCTGCGCCTCATAAACAATATCTGGATCGGCATAAACATACGCTTTCGCGTTTGCGGAACCTAGTGTAGCAGTGTCGGCAGTCCACATGTTCGAAAACACGACAGAACCGTCGGTTGCTTGGTATTCTACGCCTGCGAATACGCCAAGTGGGGCACCTGTTGCTGTACCTTGAATTACTAAACCGCTAGAAAGAAGAACGACATCACCTGTAAAGATTGATGCGTCCGTCGCACTTGCGATTGCGAACTCAGAGGGTCTAATTGTCCCACCAGACATATGATAAGCAGGAGTAAAACCGTTTGGGCTATTTGTATTTGCCATTAGATTTACCTATTATCATTAAATTAAACAATGATCCCTAAAAACATTTTTAGGAACCTCCACTTCCGAAAGTTACCTTGCTTTTCCTAATAGAGTTACTAATAGGCATAAGAGGATTACTTTCTCGCATAAGATTTGAATCGACAGCCTCCATTTGGTCTGAAGACATTTTTTGGTAATACGCACGTCGCTGTTCGACGGTCTCGATTGGCATCTTAGCTAGTATTAATCCACCAACTCCGATTACGCCTACAAACTTACCATCATCAACAGTCGGTGCTTCAAACTCAGGGTGGTCTTCTGCTCTCACAGGTTCCCAACCTTCACGAATACGTTTTGACATATTCGCTTTGTCATCTACTCCAACCATTGCTTCTCGTAACCATCTGTAAACATATCCTTCGGGAGGATTAGGTGCGTCCAATAAGGACGGTGGTTGCCATGGTTTGGGACGAGCTTTAACATCTCGGTTATTTGCAGACCTTGGAGTTCGATCCGATTGTGCCACATCTTTTTTAGAATCAACTGACATTTTATTCTCCTACACTTTTACGTGTTTTGCATATTCTTCAAGTGGAACACCTAGTTTTTTTGCTATTGAAACTTGACTCGGCGTCAACCTTACTGTGCGTCCTTTTCCTGTTTTTCCTCTAGCCCCTCGGCTAGAATTTGCAACATTCTCTTGAACGTTATTTACTTGAGAAACTTCCCCACCACTATTTAACTTGTGAGGAAAAGATTCTGCCAATCTTCGATCTACCTCCTGATAATAATCATCAGATGCCGGATCAAAACCTTCTTGTTCGACTAATTGTCTATGAAAAGCAAAAGCAGTTGTTGTCATAGCCAAATCATTACCGAACCAGTCGTTCTTTGCTGCCCATTCCTGAGCTTTTCGATCAGGTTGTGCGGGAGCTTGTTGCACAACTGGTTGTTGCTGTTGTTGCTGCACAACTGGTTGTTGCTGCTGTTGCTGTTGCTGCTGCTGTTGCTCTTTAGGTCTTACCCTATTTAAACTTTCAAGTTCTACAGCAAGTTTAGCTACATCCTTTTGTGCCGACAACATCTCTTCTGTTTCTCCGATATCGTGTGCTTTTCTATAACGATCTTCGGCAGAACCAAGTTGGCTTTCAACTCTTGCACTATATTCAGCATATAGGTTTTTATCTTTTTGTGAAAGGGTTGCTTGAGTATTGTTTAATTTTTCTTGAACACCTTTTGCGTATTCAAGTGCAGCTACTTCCCTTCTTTCTGCTTCACGAATCTTGTAAGTGAGCTTATTTATTCGCTTTTTAACAGAATCACTATAGTCTGCAATTTCGGCTTCACCCGATTGTGCTTCTGTAGTTTCTGCGGAGTTAGTTTCTTCAACAACAATTTCGTTTTGGTTATCAGGTCTTTCTGTTTCTTCTAACTGTATTTCTACAGCTTCTTCAGTTTCTGCTTGCATGGGCTCTGCCATGATTTTCTCCTATAGTTTACGTGAC